CAGAGAAGTCAGATATTGTTGATGAGTATATGGAAAAGAATATTAGTTTTGAATATATACCTATACAAATTGTAGAAGAATATGGTAGGCAAGACGTAGCAGTTACTCGTAGTTTATTTAAATCACAAATGCAAGACTTTAAAAATGTTAAGAATGCTTCATTGATCAGCACTGTAAAAATGGTTAATGAGTTTTGTAAAACATTAATTAAAATGGAATCGAATGGTATCAAAATAGATTCAACACAGTTAGAAGATTTAGAAAAACAATTTCAAGATGAACTAGATTTAGTGAAAAAAGATATTGATGAAATCATATGGCAACAAATGGGAGATACACAGATTAATCCTTCTAGTTCAGAACAATTATCTTGGTTGCTGTATGGTGTACGCCCTATAGATAAATCTGAATGGTCAGAGATATTTAATATAGGAACAGATAAAGATACAAAGAAATCTAAGAAACGCCCTCGCTATACTAAAAATCAATTCCAGAAACTAATAATGGAACACACATATCCACTTTATAAAACTAAAGCTGAACAATGTGATACTTGCGAGGGTGTGGGTACGATACAGAAGTACAAGAAAAATAAAGAACCTTATGTCAAAAGAACTAAATGCTCTAAGTGTGTAGGTGTAGGTGTATTGTATAAAAACTTAAAACAACCTGCAGGATTTAATATTAGCCCAAAAAGTGTATCCGATGTATCATCAGGTGGATTTAAGACAGATAAGGATACTTTAGAAAAGATACTAAGGACTACAAGCAACGAGAAACTCATAGAATTTTTACGGAAGGTAATCCGTCACAGTGCCTTAGAAACCTATCTAAAATCGTTTGTAAATGGCTTAAAACGGTATACTAGAGATACAGGTATGCTCTACCCCAGATTTCTACAACATAGAACTAAAACAGGCAGATTATCTAGCCAAGACCCAAACTTCCAAAACCAACCTAGAGGAGCTACATTCCCTATCAGAAAAGTTATTCGATCTAGATGGGATCAAGGGCATATCATGGAAGTAGACTTTGCGCAGTTAGAATTTAGAACTGCTGTATTCTTAGCACAAGATAAACAGGGAATGAAAGATATTGAAGATGGTGTAGATGTACACCAATTTACTGCCGATATTATCGGAGTATCTAGACAGGAAGCCAAGGCACATACCTTCAAGCCTCTCTATGGAGGTATGTCTGGCACAGAGGATGAGCGAAGATATTACAAAACATTTTTAGAGAAGTATAAAGATATAGCTAAATGGCATGAAGTATTACAGAATAAAGCTATCAAAACTAAAATTGTAGGGTTACCAACTGGTCGTGAATATACTTTTCCTTATGCAAAAAGGCAAGAGTGGGGTGGTTCTAGCTATGGTACGCAAATAAAGAACTACCCTGTACAAGGTTTTGCTACTGCTGATATTGTGCCTATGGCTTGTATCAACGTAGATGTTCTAATGGAACAAAAGAATGTAAAAAGTTTATTGATTAATACTGTTCATGATTCTATTGTTGTGGATGTATATCCGGGAGAAGAACAGATAATGAAAGAGATTTGCACTAGAGGTGCGTTAGATGTAGTCAAATCATTAAAAGATGTATATGACATTGACTTCAATGTACCTTTAGATGTAGAAGTAAAGATAGGTAATAATTGGTTGGACATGGGGTTAGCTTGATGGGTATTAGAATTACTATGCAGGAAGTGTTCTCAAATCGTAGGCTAACGAAGTCATATGGCGAGGGTGTGGGCGTATGATATTACCTATTGACAAAGCTGTGGATAAGTTTTATAATAACGGAAAGGAGTACTAATTTATGAGTACAGAATTATCTAACTACGAAACGCTCAGTAAAGAGCAAATAATGAAACTGACTGGTCAAGATGACGACTCGTCAAGTGGGGGTAATACATTACCTCGACTATCAATTAATAAAGACGCTGAGGATGATAACGGTAATACGCTACCTTCTGGTGTTTATACAATCTACAATCCTGACTCTGAATCAAGAGTCTATGGTACTAAAGAAGGTAAAACTTTATTTAGACCTTTTATCAATTCCTATCAATATATGGAATATGATCCAGAGGAAAATAATTATCCTCATACTTCAGTCATCTTTAAATCATGGAAAGATGAACCTTTAGATACAAAAGGTGGAGTACGTTGTGGTAAGGTTATTGGTAAAGACAAAGACAATCTTTCTGATGCAGAAATTGAATTACAAAAGAATATTAAGTGCTATCGATTGGTTTATGGTCTATTAACTATGGATGCTACAACTGCTGAAGGTGAACCTGCAGAGGTTAAAAACGTACCTGTGTTATGGCGAGTTAGTGGTACTAGCTTTAAGCCTGTTGGCGATGTTATTCAATCGATTAAAAATCGTGGTAAATTAATGCAGAATGTACACTTACGAATGGGTGGCAAAAGACAAAAGAATGGTTCGACAGTTTGGTACACACCCGTATTAAATGTTGAAGATAAAGAAATTGCGTTTTCTAAACAAGACCTACAAACAATGGAGATGTTCTCTCAACTCATCGATGATGAAAATAAAAAAGTAGTTGAATCTTGGAAGAAAGCACAATCATCAGCCAAAGCAGATCAAGTATCTGAAAAGGTGATGAAAACTGTTGAGAGTATTGATCCAGAGGAAGCATTCGCTAACTAATGAGTTCTTCTATTCTCAATAGAGTTCAGATGTTCTTGGCAGAGTCTAACAAAGGTTCTGTCAAGATATCTGATGCTATTATAGAAAAGTTTGGAAAAGACTGTGTTCAGGCTTTTAAGAAACAGTTTACAGATAAAAGAGATCCTTCATTCAGAGTAAGGATGAGCAACATCGGTAGACCTTTATGTCAACTTCAAATGGAAAAAAAGGGTATCAAGGGTGAGGGTATGCCTTACCATGCTAAGATGAGAAATCTATTTGGTGATCTCATAGAGGCTGCTGCTGTTGCAGTAATGAGTGCTGCAGGTATTGAAATCCAAGCTGAACAAAAAAGAGTTAAGTATAAATTTAATGGGGATTCAGTAGAGGGGCAGTTTGATGTTAAGATTGAAGATAAGATATGGGATATTAAAAGTACATCTCAGTATTCTTTTGATAATAAGTTTGGTGAGAATGGTGGGTTTGATGCTATATATCAAGATGATGCGTTTGGCTATGTTGCACAAGGCTTCCTCTACGCAAAGGCTGATGACTCTAAGTTTGGTGGTTGGATTGCTATTAATAAATCTACAGGAGAATGGACTGTCACCGAAACTCCTTTGATAAGTGATGTTTATGAAAAAGAAGCTATCGATAAGGCAAAAGAATCAATCCATGCTGTTAATTCTAATAAGAAGTTTAAAAGGTGTTTTGAGGATGAAAACGAATACTTTAACAAAAGACCTACAGGAAATAAAGTATTAGGTAGAACTTGTAGTTACTGCCCTTACAAAAAAGCCTGTTGGGGAGATGGTTTAAAGTATGCACCTCAGCAACAATCACAAGCTAAAAATCCAAAGTGGTTATGGTATACAGAAATCTTAAATCCAAAGGTAGAAGATAATGCCTAGAAAAAGAATGACCTTTGTACCATCAGTCAATATATCTATTGATCCCACCGACACAGGATTTTCTTGTGTTATCACAGAGGACAAAGATGAATCTCTGAATGACGAACAATACTATATGTGTTGTACAATAGCTAGAGGAATGGTAAGACTAGCTGTAGAAAATCCTGAACTTACTTTTTCTGAAGGTGTTAAATACATGGAAGAAGAAGCAAGAGAGAAGGAACACGATAAAAAACACTCTGGTAAAGTTATCGATATCAAAGAGTTTTTTAAGAACATAAGGAAAGGACTTCATTAATGAAGAAACATTTAGTAATACCTGATCCTCATTGTAAAGTTGGTGTATCCAATGATAGATTTACATGGGCAGGTAAGTTGGCTAAAGATGTTGATCCCGATGTTATCATATGCTTAGGTGACTGGGTGAATATGGATTCACTATCTCACTTTGATAGAGGAACAATGTCTTTTGAAAATAGAAGATATCAAAAAGAAATTATACATGCTCAAGATGCTCTAGAAAGATTTAACAAAGCCTATGGTAAAAAGAAAAGACGTATGGTAATGTTAGGTGGAAATCACGAGCATCGAATAACAAGATTTGTCGAGAGTAATCCTGAACTAGATGGCAAAATGTCAGTAAGAGATATAGGATTTGAGGACTTTGGGTGGGAGTATCACCCATACGAAAAACCCGTAGAAATAGACGGGATACTGTACTGCCATCACTTTCCTTCTGGCGTCTTGGGAAAGCCCATTAGTGGAGAGCATATCGCTTCTGGGCTTCTCAAGAAAACTTATCAGTCAGC